TATGTCAGAAGCTATGCTTACCGAAGCACTACTTGATGTAAGTATACGTGGTGGTAAAACTGCCACTGGAGCAGAGATATACAGCAACGCTGATAGCTTTGGGTCACGCAACAGCAAACGATTTGCGCATGTTGTGGATACCTTGATGCCTAATCTAATACCTGCAAATGTTTCTGGTGGTAAACTAGAACCAAGTCGTTTCTTGCGGGGTATAGCAGGATCCGAAGATGGTATGATCAGTAGTATGGACAAGATGGGTCGTGAGCGTAACGCACTTGGGGAGTTTGCACGTCAAGTCACAGGAATATCTCCATTAGAGTTCGACCCAAAGCGTGGGTTGGAATACGGTGCTTATCGATTATCACAGACACAAACAAATGCCAAACGTAAATTCAACAGGATAACTGATGATGTTAATGCAGGATCAAATCAGTTACTCAATGCATTCAAAACTGCCAACAATGATAAATTGCGAATAGATAAAGAATATTATCAAATGATGGAAGATTTAAGATCTATGGGTTTGACTGATGCAGATATTAGAAGAGTTCTAAAGAAAAACAATATTGGTGGTATAAAAGGAATTATGCGTGGTAAATTTGAACCATTTAAAGTTACGCCTAAAAACTTTAAAGAAATGAGAGATGCAGGTATTTTTTCAAAATATCCCAGAGAACAGATTAGAGATGTTCAGAGACAGATGAAAGATTTACCACTGGCACCAGATGATTCCGTTGGAGTAAAAACTCCCGAACCATCTTTTGTTCCAATCCCCATACAAGAAAAACCATCTTTTGTTCCAATCCCTTTGCAGGAACAAAGCAGTCTACAAGTACCACAGATCCAACCAACCCAAGCTCGTGCACCTGGGCCAGTAGATCCTGCATTACTAGGTGATAACCCGGTAACCGCTGCGCTTAATGCACAGATTGCGAACCGTCGTGGTTAATATCTGGATCTTCTTCGACAGATAGTTGTACTCCAACCCCACCGAATAACTTAATCATCTCGTCACAAAGATGCTCGGCATCTTCTAGGATCTCATCATCACCCGTTTCGGCGGCAAGATGCAATGTCATGCCCACAAGTTCCATAAGATGTTTGACCTGCACAGGATGCATTTCTCTAAGACCGACTGTTTTAATCTTTTCTGGTTTCATTCGATTTCTCCCCAATTATTTTTGAGTTCATCGTCTACTTTAGAGGGGACTCTCAAGACATCCGACAACCCGTTTTCCATTATGTGCTTGATGTTGTGCGCTTGATCGTCGCCCTCTACTGAGAAGCATAACTCATCATGCACCGTTAGCATAGGCAAAAGTCCTTCTTTGTAGCAATCTGCCATAGCTTTTTTAGTTTGATCCGCAGCTGAACCTTGGATCAATTTGTTTAACGCCTTGTAAGTAAAGGCTCTTCTTAGAGGTTGACCGTATGTCTTCATGGCCTCCTCGTATGGTAATGGTTTCTTATACCCAAAGGTTCGAGGCTCCCAAAGATGGAAGCGGCACCGCCTACCCAACAGGGTTCTAATGTGTCCGAACTTATCTGCCTGTCTACTCGCAATGTCCGCAAGGTTCTTAACAAACGGAACCTTCTCTCTGTGTGTATCCAGTAAATCCCCTGCTTCTTCTGGTGATATATCTAACTGCGCTGCCAGTTTACCTTTGCCCATGCCATACATGATTCCCAGGTTTACAACCTTGGCTTCCTTACGCTTGATCCCTGCAATGTCTGCCACCATCTGGTGTAGATCCACATCCCCTGTGTTGTATTCGTCAACGATCTTATCAACAATCGGGTGCTTGTACTCACCCTTCAGGCTTGCCGCGAAGTGCACCAGTAACCTCGGCTCTTGGCTTGAGTAATCAAACGATCCCCACTTGCACCCTTGCTCTGGTATAAATAGACCACGAATTAGTTTCTTGATCTCAGGATCTCGTGCCGGAATCTGCTGAAGGTTTGGGTTTGAACTAGAGAACCTACCCGTCACCGTGCCTCCGTCATCGGATCGTAGCTGATGGAACTCGCAGTTGATCCTACCCTTGTGCGAGTGCTTGATGATTGTATCTATGAACGTGCTATCCGCCTTGTCAAATTCACGTAGCTTGACGATCATTTGTGCAATTGGGTGGGCATGTGCATTGAGATACTGTTTGGTGAATGACGGTGCCCCTGCTTCAGTCTCAGGGTACTTCAGTCCTAGCTCCTCGAACACCGCAGCTACAGATGCAGCCGCCCATGGTTCTATCTTAATCTTTGTCTGTCGGTGGATCTCTTCCCTCAGTTCTTTGCCCTTGGCTTTGAGTAGAGTCTTGGCTTGATCTGCCTTGTCCAAGTCCACACGCACACCTAGCTGACGCATGTCACACATCATAGGTATCAGGCTAGTCTCCAAATCCCAGATGTTCCATAGGTCTTGCTTCTCCAGTTCTATCTTTAGTCTCTCCCACAAACGCAGGGTCATGCCTGCATCCTGTTCAGCGTACCGTCCAACAAACTCAGGTGGTAGCTTGTACATCTCAGCCTTGGGATCAAAGCCCCACTCTGCTGCTGCAACACGTAGAAGTTTTTCATCCTTGCGCTCATCGAGGTAGTCTCTGCCAAGATTGTTCAGGCTGTATGACCAACGGTTCTCGTCCACCACCGCACCAGTAATCATGGTATCGATGATCCGACCCTCTACCTTTATGCCCTCGGCACGTAACCAACCCAGATCATACGTGGCGTTGTGCATGATCTTGTCTATGTCTGGTGTTGCCATCTGTTTCTGTAGCCATCGGAGTGCAATCTTTGCATCCATGTTGTGACCATTCTCATGTCGGATAGGAAAGTATCCTTCCCAATCTCCTGCTGCTACGGCTATGCCTACGATGTACCCATCCTTACGCACCCATCCAGGGCCAAGCTTAATTAGATTCGGGTCACATGTCTCAAGGTCAACGGCTATCTGTTTGTAGCCCGTCAGGTCTGGAAACTCTGATGGTATATTCCATGTCAGTTCCTTACCTTGGTTCATCTGCTTGGCAATGATGTAGTCTTTCTCAAACATCTCAGTCTGTTTCATTGTCAAACTCCGCACCCAGTGCACTGTATCCACACTTGTCGATCCACGAATCCTTGTGGTCTATGGTTTCTAACAAGCGACAGGTCTTCACCCAGTCCATCATCAGAGCAACATGCTTGGCTGTGATCTTACCGTGGGTGTTCAATGCATCAGTGACTATGACGTTCCATCCCGTTGCTATCCTGTCAAAGTTGTCTTTGGCATCACCGTAATCCTTGGCTCTGTTACCATTGATCAACTGCTTCGCCGTATCCAAGTAATCGTTACGTTTCATATTTCGTACCTATATTTTTTATCTGACTCAATTAGGTAGAGGTTTTGTTTTGTTCTTGTAACGGCAACATAAAATATTCTGTGCTCGTCCTCGGGATGTTTACCCTCTACGCAGTTCTTGGTGGATCCCAAATACACCGCTACGTTATCGTCTTCCCCTCCTTTCATAGCGTGGATCGTTGATAACTTGATCCTCGGTTGCTTGTATATACTCTCTCCTCTACGCTCGATGGCGCGGATGTATATCTGTTCCTCTTCCGACAGACGCACCACGTCCATCGGGTGTGTGTTCTTCGGGGATAAGAGTCCATAGTCGGACGCTAGATCCTCCCATGTCAAGGGCTGCTCTGGATCAGCAGCGTCCAGTAACTTAGCTGACCCCCTCTTGACCACAGGATTGTCTCCTATCTTCGGCACAGTTTTATAGAACTCTTTGATCCGTCCAAGGTACAATGCCCTCCCACCTACCAGGTCTGCCCATGTAGCCATGGCATCCAACTTCTTTTGTGAGACAGACGCATGACCCTTACGGCTATAGAAATATCCTGCATCACTCAACGACTCAGCTATCTCTTTCACAAAGCTGTTGGTTCGAGCCATGATTGTCCATGACCCTTTGTCCAATGGTAGATTCCAAAGACTACCCACAACCTTGACCATACCCTCGTCCTCCTTGGGGAAGAACTCTTTCTCCAGTCTCCCTGGTATGTGGTCAGAGATACGCATAGCAAGCCTCCAGACGCTCTGTGGTAAGCGATAGGACTGGTTGAGTACTTCGACATGGTCAGACGCTTCGATGAACCTCTGGACGTCTACAGAAGTCCAACGGTGGATTGCCTGATCGTCATCCCCTGCAATCAGAACTTCATCCGCAGTCAGTGCCATCTTCTCTACCATCGTCCACTGCAATGGTGTCAGGTCTTGGGCTTCATCCACAATCAACAGATCAAGGTTGGGTGTCTCACAAATCTCTATGTACTTGGAGATCATGTCAGTGAAATCTATTTTGTTTGTCTTGAGTTTATATTCAATTAATTGATTATGAATCTGAACCAACTTAGAGTAATCCAAAGTATAGTCTTCTTCGTAGTTATACTCAAAGTCCAAGGACTCTTCCCGATATATTGACCGCATGATCAACTGTAGATACTTGGCTCCCGATCCTCCTATCGGTGGTATCGTAACACCATCGTGGATAGAGGTGGCATCCGCTCCATCAAACGCCACCCCCAACATGCGACCAAGAGTTTTAAAATCCTCTCGGTCCATGACATCAGTACTCTTCAAGCCCAGTCCGTGATAACCAGTGGCATGGAGAGTTCTGAAATGCGGAAAGTCATTCTTAGTCAGGTTGAACTTAGCACATGCTCGATCAACAAACTCCCCGATAGCCTTGGTAGTAAATGATACCACACCTATACGGGATGGGTGTACCCCTTCTTGCAGTTTCTCCTGCACTCTTTCAATTAACGTGTAAGTCTTACCACAACCGGGTGGTCCAAGTATCAGGGTTGCATTAGGTATCACGGCGTTTCTCCAACCACTGCTTGATTTCCTCCCGATCCCACCGACTCGCTGCACGTTGAGCGTCGGCGTTGCCAAGCTTGTAGGGTTTAGGAAAGTCCCCGTCGTTCACCCATTTGTATATGGCAGACTCGGATACACCGAGCCAGTCTGCTACATCTTTAGCTTTCATAAAACTAGAACGGTATGTCATTATCTATCTCCTGTACTGGCAGATCCATTTCATTGTTCTCAAATGATGGCACCCACCAAACTCTCACCGTGGTTCTTGATCCATCTTCCTTGTTAATATTTTTGTGACCATGACATTCATGGTTGTCATTAAATCTCTTCAGTTGTTCCTGCACCTGTGCCCTGGTGTACGCTGTAAACCTCCTGTTAAATAGAAACTCCATCAGCCCTGCTATTGTAAAGGATGTATACCCTTGGTTATCTGTCCATGGTTTACCTTGCAGCATCTCCTCTGGGTGCATAGCACGGATCCTACTGGTACAGAACTGACGCAACAAAGCTTTGAACTCTCCGAACACGGTTAGTTCTTCCGGCACCTCGGACTTAACTCCCTCTGAGTACAACTTCTGTAGTAGCTGTTGCCACTTAGCAGGTCGGATAGTCGGAGGCACAAGTTGCTCTTGCTCCATACACGCACGTTGAAACAGGCTTTGGTTCTGTAGCTGCTCCGTGTTTAACTGGATACGTTTCCCTGCCACCGTTAGAAAATACAGGCGTGGTTCTGATAGGATGATCTGCAAGCTTCCGATCTCAAGAGACTCGGCCCCTGCATCTCCAATCCCATACTTTGTAGACAGGCACAGTTCCTTGTCACAGAAACTTTTGAACGGCTCCTGTTCACAGGTATAGAAGTATTCTTTTTTCTCCAAGCTTTTCTGTAATGCCAGAACTTCTTTGGCATCGAGCGGTGGAGAACACAGAGTCTGGTTAAATGTTTCCATCTCTGCTTTCCAGTTGTCACTGTGCTTCATCCGACAGTACACACCAATCATGAACAGTTTCTTGTTGCGTTCTTCTCCAGTCGCGCCGTCAGAAAACAGATGTTGCAAGCAAGGAGGTCCGTCTTTGAAATACTTTCGAGGCTTCTTAGTTCGACCTTTCTCAAGTACAGCTACTGAGGTTCGCCTGATCTCTATGGCATCCAAGAACTCTTTCAGTTCCATGGCCTCAACCTTATCATTGAAGCAATACCTCTGTGGTATCTCAGCATTATAGTAAGGGAGGTTAATAAAGTTCCCGACATCTCCACGTTCAGACAGGATCTTATCTTGCTTCGGGAATATCTCACAGCCACTGTGCCCCAAGGCTACAGCCATCTCTAGTAAATACTCTCGGACAACTTTGGCTTGCTCGTATTCTTCCAAGAATAAATACAGATGTGCTCCACCTGACTTGGATCTGCAATGCAGCAGCGGTAGCTTCTGTCTTTGTATTCTCGCTTGGAGTTCGTTGTGGTCTAGATCATATATGTCTATGTCCAACGCACCCCACTTGCACTTGTTATCTTCGTTGATCGGGATTGCCCCGACACCCTGCTCACCTTGTATGTGTCCTTGCATAAGTTCTAATGTGAGCGGCTCCCGTACAATACGACTCTCAGCATCGGCCTTGCCATTGCGACCAATGCGTCCAACTGTAGTGGTGCCATGCGCAACCTTTGACCCTTCAAAGGCTGACAGCATTCTTTTATGAAGTGACATGCTCGACTCCTGTTGAGATTAGATGGGGGCAGATTAGGAGTACTGCCCCCAAGACTGTAAGCTAGAAGGGGATTTCGTTGTCCTCATCTACAGAACCGTCATGAGCATCTGGTTCCTTAACAGCCTTAACCTCACCCGCCATGATCGACTCACGGAAAGCTTTAGCTTCCTGTAACAGATCACGAGAGTTAACCAGGTTAACCTTGGATACTTGGTAGTTGCCCCACGTACCTTGGTCATTGGTTTCTTCAGTCGTGGATAGTTTCCACATGGTGGCATACACCGCAGGAGTAACCATTGCTCCTGTCTTTGGGTGCTTAACCTTTTGCATGGCAATCTGTGTCTTCCAACGACGGCTCACCTTCAACTGGCTTGACTTCATGTCGATCACCGTTGGTTGAAACGAACCATCACCGTCAACAACAAGACAGTAATGCTGATCCGACTTAACAAGTTCGTGACCATTGGGTAGGATCTCTTTTGATCCTTCTCGTGTGGTCTTGGTCAAGACTGGATCGTTTGCAGGTATCTCACCTTGGAACCCACCGCCTTGTTCACGCGGAACAAACTCAAGGTACTTAGTAGTCTGGTAACAAGGAATCACTGTGACCCCTTCTTCACCTTCCCAATACTGATTGGTCACTGTATTAAACAGATCCCCTTGAGAAGCACCGTCGATGAACTCAGGCTTCTTCTTGCTGAGTTGTGGTGACATTGCCTGTAAGATCCGAACAAACGGTATCTGCATCTCGGAACTGTCAAAGGATGCACCTTCTCCTGCTGTTTCAAAGATGTCTTCCATTACATCGGTGCTTACTTCCACACCTTTAACTGCTGCTACTGCATTAGCCATTACGCTTTCCTCCGTATTTCTGCTGCGTTGTTGATGTATGCCCCGAACATATCGAGGTCTATTGGTCTACCATCCGTGACACGTTCTTTCACAAACGCTTTCAATGTGGATGGATGTACATGGGTCTTAGTCCTTGGATCAAAGCCCTTCTCATGCAGGATGCCTACAACGTCCCCTGCTAGATTGTCTTCGCCCTTGCCAAACGAACAGGTCACATCGTTCTTTATGATGTCATCCAATCCATTCTCACGCAGCCATGCGAATGCTTCTTCCTTACGCTCCGATGGTATCGATGCATGTACAATCATCTTACGTGTGACAGTCAACCCGTCCACGTCTACCCGATCCATGCCCATCTCATCCATAAGTGCAGGAATGTTTTCAGTTGAAAGCTTGTGCTTCTCAAGCTTGACGGCTTTCAAATGCTGTTCCGCGTCTTCGATTTGGTTCTCGATGTCACGCAGCTTGCGAACAAGATCACTCAATTGTCTTCCTGTTCCAGTATCAACTTGAGAGAGTGCATCTCCTTCGTCAAAGTAGTCTTCAAATATTTCATCCATAAGTTTTCTCCTCTTCAGGACTGGGTTGACAAACCATTTTGCCATCCGTAAGGTGGACTCTACTGGAGATATGTGATGACTGTCAAGTACAATTTTAAATTAAAACCATTTGACCATCAGCTTGATGCGTTACGCAATGGTGTGCACCGTAAAGAGTACGGTTACTTCATGGAGATGGGAACTGGCAAGTCCAAAGTTCTGATCGACAACCTGGGTATGTTGTTCCTCGACGGGCAAATAAACTTTGCTTTAGTCCTCGCACCAAAGGGTGTGTATCGTAACTGGGTAGCCAAAGAAATCCCAGAGCATATGTCTGATGACATACCACATAGAGTAATCCGATGGGTCGCATCTGCCAACAAGAAACAGACAGAAGAAATGCGATCAGTCAAAGATAATTTCGCAGGGCTGACAATCTTTGTCATGAACGTGGAGTCTTTCTCCACAAAGAAAGGTCAGACAGCAGGCGAATGGATGGCTCGTACATTCGGTAAGTATGGACTGATTGCCATAGACGAATCAACGACGATCAAAAACCATAAGGCTAAACGAACCAAGGCACTCCTCAAGATTGCCTCACAGTTTAAGTATCGACGGTTGCTGACAGGTTCACCGATAACCAAGTCACCCCTAGATATATATTCACAGACAGAGTTCCTCCGACCAGGACTCATGGGTCATGAATCTTTCTACACATTCCAAGGTAGGTACGCTGTACTGCAACGCAGATCCATGGGTGCCAAGTCTTTCCAACAGATCGTCGGCTACAAGAACCTCGATGAACTGACAGAAAAGATCGATACCTTTTCATACAGGGTGCTCAAGAAAGACTGCTTGGATCTACCAGATAAAGTCTACACCGCTAGGTACGTGACGCTTACCGATGAGCAGTTTAGAATGTACTCGCTGTTGCAACAACAGGCCATGCTTCTATTCGAGGATGGCGAGATTGTATCTGCACCCGCTGTAATTACCCAGATGCTACGCATCCAACAGGTTCTATCTGGGCATCTGAAGACTGACGATGGCGAGATGAAATACTTTCCGTCACGCCGGATGGATGCACTCAAAGAAATCTTGGAAGAGCACGACGGTAAAGTAATTATCTGGTCACGATTCCGTTACGACATAATACAGATAACTCAAATGTTGAACAAAGAGTTTGGTGAAGGGTCAGCTGCGGCATACTACGGAGACACAACAGACGATGAACGTCAGGCAATCGTAGAACAATTCCAGACCCCCGGTTCTCGGCTCAGATTCTTCGTGGGCAATCCTGCCACCGCCGGATACGGACTGACTTTGACCGAAGCAGATCTCGTGATATACTATGCCAACGACTTTAACTTGGAGACACGCATTCAATCTGAAGATCGAGCACACCGCATTGGTCAAAAGAATAATGTGACATACATAGATCTAGTATCGGAGGGCACAATCGATGAGAAGATTGTCGAAGCTCTCCGCAATAAGATCGACATCGGAGCACGAGTGCTAGGAGAAGAGGCAAGAGAGTGGCTGACTTTGACCCCAAGAAGATAACTAAGATAATGGAAGAACGTGCAACTGGATACGCTTCCCGCGAAACAGCAGCTAAAGAATTATCTGAGATGACAGGACTGAGCTACGATGTAGCCAAAGCATTCTGCTCCAACCTCAAACCCAGAGGGTCAGCAGGCATAGCCGAAGTGCGTGGATATAAAAAAGGTGAATGGCCTAAGAAAAAATAAGGGAACGTATGGAGCAACGTCCCCTTTAGTTTCGAGCATATCTAAACTTTAGCAGATTCAAAAACTTTTGCATACTCTTTTCTAATTATGACCGACAACTGTCGCGTCATGCTCCTTTGATCCTCGTTTGCTAACGCATTAAGCATGTCATGATCCTCTGGTAACAGAGCCACGTTGCAGTACTTGCGTTCTTCCTTCTTCTTAACCATCTTCTTGCTCCTTTATTGTAGCACAGTTATATACTACTTGTCGGTAGGAAGCAATATGTATGCATCTACTTTTGTAAATGTCTCTGGCATCTTCTCGAGGATAGCAAGCACCTCAGTATGATCCATCTGTAACTCTTCCGATAGCTCTCTTGCAGTGTATGCAACCCCTGTCAAATCTCCAGAAGCAAACTCCATGTATTCAATAATGCGATTTACTTTCTTGTCCACCGATACATGGGTCATGTCCAGGTCAAGCTCAATAGGCTCAACTCGCATAGCTCTCCATGGTATCTGTTCGCGTTTGTCTGGGTAATTTGGCAATAAGAATGCATCATAAGAATCCCCAGGTTCTACCTTCATTGCATTCACAAGACGGGCATTCATAAATACTTGCTCACCCTTTGGGTTAACTGCGAACCCACTACCAGTATCCGTTATGTATTCAACAATTATCTGCTGCTTCCTTGTGTTGCTTATATCAAAAATGTTTGTCATATTTCTTTCCTTTGTTTAAACTTTCTTTCGGGGGCGGGTGCTCGGGGGAGCCTCGTCCTCACGAGGAAGATCGAACCTATTAATTAAAATAATTACGTCCACCTCATCTATTTGTAGTGCTTCCGCAATGTCTTCTCTTTCCATGCCATGCTTTAATAAGTTGTTCACCGTCATGGCAGGCTTAGACAATTGCTTTCGTCTAGGGGACGACGTACCTTTGTTCTCTTGTACATTCGCAAAGATCCTCGGGTTAGTCTTCATATCAATTTCGTTCTGCGCTTTCCACGCCGCAGCATAGTAATCTTCAAACGCTGTAGTGTGCGGTATCTTAATCATATCTTCACTCCGTTTGTTCTAAGTTTAGAAACAAAAGATTTTAAATCCTCTCGTGCATGAAACAAATCTTGCTGTATGTTAGGTCGGGCATCGTATCTATAACGTTCTTCCTCCAGGTTGTTGACCTGTTGTTTTAGAAACCGATACTCAAACTTCTGCGCGGGGCTTAGTGATTCATCCCCCATCTGGTCTTGCCCTTGGCTTAACTATTTCACGATAGCCAGAAACAACAGCAGTTCTCCGGCAATACATCATGATCTCCTTGCCGTATGTATCAGCAAGGATATCATATAGATCGTCAAGAACTCCGTCGCCCATGGCATCATAGCATTCATGCTGACTTTGGAAGATTACAGAGGTCGATACGTCTCGGTCTTCAACAACGTACTCAATGATGAGTAACGTGTAGAATAATTTAAACATCCTTGACCACCTCCCATACTCCTTCTTCGCCTGCGTCTATGTTAGTGTCCCGAATCAAACCTTTGTTATGCAAAGCAGATAGCTGCGGACGCACAATCGATAGCTTCAAACCCATGCGGTCTGCGAGTTGCCGAGCGGTTCCGGCACCTCGATCGAGTTCAGCCAAGACTTGCTCCTTGCGAGTAAGTGCCTTGTTGTTTTGTTTCTTGCTAGTTAGCTTCTTCCAAAATTCTTTGATCATTAGTCTTCTCCTTTGTGTTTAATCCTTGTGTTCACACCCAGATTATAGATGCATTCTCGTTTAAATTCTTCTAGTTTTTGATACATATATTTTAAGTCAGTCTTGTCGTGGTCATTCGGATCATATGAACCCATGATATCCTCCAACCGATCCACGACGTAGTGCATACATACTCTGTCATCTATCATGCTATCCTCCAAACTCTGTAGCCAACAGTTGTACTGTTCCATCCGTTGTGTTCCATCCTTTTTGCAAACGCTTTGACTGTGGCTGTGCCATTAATGCATTTTCCATGTGTTAACCTAATTGCATTCACCAAGGACGTTGCTTCCTTATTTGTTTTAAAAAGGATACTATCATCCACTTCCATTTGTTTTGCTATCTCCACATACTTAGCGTTTGTTCTATTTGAAATCGGAATACCTTTTTCAATCTCACCATATTTTTTCATTTATCCATCCTTCTTCTCCCATTGATTTACTTCAGCGTACCACTTGTCTGTGCTCCTACTTCGACAGACTTGTGCATTGATCCACTCGCCCTCCTGTTCTTGTAGCCATTGAATGAAATCTTCTCTGTGTATACTTAGATCAAACAATACCCACGCAGGTTTGCCCTTCGGTTCCTTCGCATAGAATACTTTCAGAAATATCTTTTCTTTCGATGCTCTGTGCTCACCAAGTTTCTTGATAAGTTCGTCTGCTTTCTTTCGACAGATAGATGCCTCCTCAAAAGAACACGCAGGATCTTTTGCCTTTCGTAACAAAGACTCAAGACGTTCATAATCTTTGTTGTCCATTATCTTACCTCCATGTAACTTTCGATTAACCCTTGCGCGACTTGCGCCGTGATGGCATTTCCGTAGGCGCGGAGTCGTCCCACTCGGGCGGTAGCCCCATGAGCCAACGGGAATGACTCGGGTCTAACTGGCCTCCACTTTCCATCTCGGCACAAGAGCCAGTCCGCAGCTGACCAGTAGCCGTTAGTCTCATTGGCCCCGACATCTTCGACATCTGGGTCAGGCTGCTCCCCGTCATTCCGTCCGTGATCCCCGAACCTCCCCTCGTGCCGTCCGTCGCTGATGGCGTTGTCCA